ACATCACTTTGATCTAACGCCAACCGCAGGTGTCGCTGCCGGTGAGACTGCAATATCAGTTGAAACCGCAGGCACTGACATAACGCTAAATCAATACGCGAATGGATACCTTTACATCAATGATGCAGCAGGTGAAGGGCAGATTCTTAGAATAAAATCTAATCCAGCTCACGACCACTCAGCAGACCCTTCAATAGTCATTACTTGTTACGATGATCTAGCCACCGCTATAACAACATCTTCAAGAGTAACTTTGATTCCTGATCCACGCAGCGCTCAGATTGTTCAGGCCGCTACAACGACAGGCGCTACACTGGGTGTAACAGTAGTCGATATGGCTGCTAGTGCTTACGGTTGGTTCTCAGTTTCAGGCCCAGCGACAATATTGACTTCAGGAACACTGGTTGTCGGCAACCATGCAGTACCATTAGGTGCCGCAGGTGCAGTTGGACCAGCCGCTGGAGATGTTATCCAGGTCATTGGTACAGTAATGATCGTTAATGTAACGACTGATTACTCACTGATTAACCTCACTGGTATTATCTAAGGAGTATTTCATGGCTAGTTCAGATGTAATAGCAGTTACAATTACTGCCGATACAGTAGCCTTAGATGCCGATGGGATATCCGTAGCAGCATCCGTTGGAAATAACGCAGCACTGGTTATCGGTGGTGCGTTAGCTTCTGGCGGTGCTGTTGCACTTTCGCACGGAAGGGTCGTTACGATCCTTTCAGCGGGCAATGATGCTGCTAAGTCCTTTACTGTCACAGGCACTGATATTGATGGAGATGCTCAAACGGAGTCTATTACAGGCGCTAATGCGGGAACCGCTACCGGAAGCAAATACTTTTTAACTATTTCAGGTATTTCAGCCGTTGGTAATCCTGCAGGCAATGTTTCAGCAGGAGTAAATGGTTCAGCCGCAGATGTAATATTTGCGGGTAGATCAAGACTTAAAGGTATTTATTTAACCAGTACTGCAACAGCAGGAACTACTGATTTTTTAACTACTTCTCCAATTGGAACAAGTCTTATGAAATTAAGCTCTGTAAGTGATGCGGACGCTACACGTGATGTAGTAATCCCCGCAGACGGTGTTGTGTTTAGTGCTGGAATTTATATTCAGTACACTGTGTCAACATTTTTAACAATGACTGTATTTCACGCATAAGGATGGCTACCTCCGGAACTCGTGCATTTACTTTAGATGTAGCAACTGCAACTGAAGAAGCTTATGAACTTGCGGGATTAGAAGCTCGTACGTCTTATGATGCAGTATCTGCTCGCAGGTCTATGAATATTATGTTTGCTGATTGGTCAAACAGAGGTATTCAAATGTGGGAGATTTCTAAAGCAGAAATTACACTCACAGAAGGAACCAGTGAATACACTATAGATTCGTTTGATATAGATATACTTGACATGTATATTGAAAAAACTGTTGGTGGTGTAGTTACTGATTTTATCTTAGATAGAGTAGACCGCAATGAGTTTGTTAATATTCCAAATAAAGCAACTAAATCTAGGTCAACTAATTATTGGTTAGAAAGATTAAAATCACCCGTTATTCATCTTTATCCAACTCCTGAAAACTCAACAGATAAACTCGTTTATTATGTTTGGCGTACTATTGAAGACTCTAGTACGGCTATTAATGATGTAGATATTCCAACAAGGTTTATGCCGTGTTTGGTTTCTGGTTTAGCTTACTATTTATGTTTAAAAAAGAATGTACAAAAACTAACGGTAATGAAAGAACAATATGAACAAGATTTAACCAATGCTATGCGATATGATGAAGATAGATCGCCATTGAGGATTGTTCCTAAACACGAGTATATCTAATGTCTTATGCCTCAGGTAAATATGCCTACTTCATATGTGATACCTGTGGTTTTAGGTATCGTTATAAAAGAGCAAAAACTACTTGGGAAAATTTTAGAGTGTGTTCTGAGTGTTATGAGTCTAAACACCCTCAACTTGAACCCGCACACATAACCGTAGATGCTGAATCTTTGTGGAAACCTCGTCCTGACGTTTCTTTGCCCCAAAGCCAATTAGGGGTTATAATCACCACAAATGCAGGAAGTGGCATGACTTTCGCATCTGATCCTATAGGAACTGATTTTAAGGGGTTTGAAATAACAGGTGCGATTGGTAACGTAACAGTGGAGGCCTAATGGCTGGATTTACATTAAGCGGGTTAAAAACAGCAGTTCAGAATTATTTAGATAATACTGAAACTACTTTTGTTAACACCTTAAATACCTTCATACAAACAACTGAAGAACGTGTTTTAAAGTCTGTGGAATTGCCTGTATTTCGTAAAAATGTAAAAGGTAATGCTACTACCAATGTTGAGTATTTACAAACCCCGGATGATTTTTTATCTCCGTTTAGTTTAGCTGTAATTGATGCAAGCGATAACTACACATACTTATTACTTAAACATGTCTCTTGGATTAGAGACTTCACTCCCGCACGAGCTACAACGGGGAAACCCCTTTACTATGCTTTATTTGATAATGACACATTTATACTGGCTCCAACGCCTCCAAGTGCTTTATCGTTTGAATTACATTACAACTACAGACCTCCTTCTTTAACTACTGTAGGAGACGATAGTAAAAGTTGGCTATCGGAAAACGCACCAAATGCTATGTTATACGGAGCTTTAGTTGAAGGTGCTGTTTTTATGAAAACAGCTCCAGACACACTTATGTTGTATGAGCAAAAATTTCAAGAAGCTTTAGCAATGTTAAAACGTTTAGGTGAGTTTAAAGATATAAGAGACGAAGCTAGACATGATCAAATAAAAATAATGCCACAAGGACCAGCAAATGTTTAGTGTGGATGTAACCAGTACAATCGGAACTGTAGCTGTAAAAACTACACAGAATGAAGGGTTAAAACCTGAGTATTGGACTAACAGAATAATGGAACGGCTAATTGCTGTAAGTGATAATGCAGATCCTATGGTTAAAGCACAAGCGGTAGCCTTTAAAGAAATGATACAAACAGTTGTTTTGTTATACATGAAGCAAGCTATAGCCAGTGATAGAGCTACTGTAGCCGGATTATTAGAAAAACAAGGACATACCGATATAGCAAATATTATTAGGAGATTATAATGTCAATATCACAGGCAATGTGCACATCATTTAAAAAAGAATTACTTGAAGGAAAACACAATTTTTTAGCTTCAGGAGGCAATAGTTTCAAACTAGCTTTATACACTAGTTCTGCCTCTTTAGGAGCGGCAACAACTGCGTATTCAAGCACTAATGAAGTAAGCGGCACTAACTACACCGCTACGGGGGCCGCATTAACTAATGTCAACCCTGCAAGTTCAGGAACGACATCATTTACAGATTTTGCTGATTTAACCTTCAGTAACGCGACAGTGACTGCAAATGGCTGTGTTATTTATAATGATACGAATGGTGACCGAGCCGTTTGTGTTTTAGCGTTTGGAGGAGATAAAACTTCTACAGCAGGCGACTTTACAATTCAATTTCCAGCAGCCGATGCTTCAAACGCTATTATAAGAATAGCTTAGTAGCTAATGGCTAATATTAACGGTTGGGGTAGAGGCACTTGGGGTCAATTAACTTTTGGCGAAGCTTTACCTGTAGTCGTAACAGGAAATGTAGGTACTACAGCATTAGACGATGGTACTGCGGTTCAAGCAGCAGCAGTTACAGGAGTTACTGCAACTACCTCAACAAGTGGTTTAGGCGATGAATCGGTAACGTGTGCTGCTAATGTTGCAGTTACACTAGATGCAATAACATCTGCTTTAGGAAATGAAAGTTTAATTACTAACAATTTCCTAGACATGACAGGACTTGCTAGCACCTCTGCGGTAGGTTCAGTTACTTCTGAAGCAAACGCAGATGTTGTAACAGAAGGTTTTGAATTAACCGCTGCACTAAATACAGTTAATGTTTGGGGATTAGTAGGAGCTGGAGTGTCAACAACGTACACTGCTGTTTCGACTACTCAAACTCCGGATTGGCAACAGGTTGCTTAATATTTATAGAAATAAGGTATACTCAGAATGGAGATTAAAAAATGGCAAGTACCTATGTAAATGATTTAAGACTCAACGAGCTGGCTACTGGTGACGGTAGTGGAACGTGGGGTACGACTACAAACACTAACCTAGAGTTAATAGGTGAAGCGCTTAGTTACGGGACTGAGGGGATAACTACAAATGCGGATACGCATACCACTACAGTGGCAGATGGGGCTACCGACCCTGGAAGGTCCATGTATCTTGAATATACTGGAACCCTAGACTCCGCTTGCACTATTACAATTGCTCCCAACACTTTGAGCAGAATGCACTTTATCGAGAACGGAACAAGTGGTTCTCAAAATATTATTATTTCTCAAGGCTCTGGAGCCAATATTACGATACCTCCAGGCGATACCAAGGCGGTTTACCTAGACGGGGCAGGTTCAGGTGCAGCCGTCGTTGACGCTTTTGCTAGCCTTAATGTTGTAGACCTCAAGGTACAAGACGATCTAACCGTTACTGATGATTTAATCGTCAATGGCGATATTGACCTCGAAGGCGCTATAGACGTT